TGGAGAAACATTTATTTACATGGCATTTGCAAAAGCACCATTAGTAGGAAGTAACAACATACCAGCAACAGCGAGGTAATCTCGCATGTATTTCGGAACTACCCCCTTTTCCGCAGCAGCGTTTTCAGATGTAGGATTTAATCCAAACGCATTTGTAAATGTTCAAAGCACAAGACTAAATCTTACAATAGGTAATATAAGTGTAACGGCTCCTGTAGATCTAGCTGTTACAGGTAATAGATTAAACTTATCTATAAGTGATCCAACAATCGTAGCTAATGCTGTTCAAGTATTAACTGGAAACAGATTAGATATTTCTACAGGAACAGCTGAAGGTAGAGCACCAAGAGATGTTCCAGTAACAGGTAACAGAGTAAACGTTTCTAACAATACTGTAACGACAACAGCGGGTGCTGTAGCTACACCATCAGGTAATGGTTTAGCAACTGCTATTGGAGATGTAACTGTAATAGGTAAAGCAAATGTAACTCTGTCTGGAAACAGAGTAAACATATCTATTGGTGATCCAACTATCAAAGCTAATGCTACAGTGGTTATCACAGGTAATAGAATGAATATATCTACAACTGCTTTTGGCACAGGAAACTTTAATGTGGTCGGAAAAGCTAATGTAGCTACAACAGGTAATAGATTAAACATAACAACTGACGACGTAGACTTTAGAATATGGACTCAGGTTGACCCTAACGCTAACCAGAATTGGACTAATATATAATGTTTTTTGGAGCTACACCATTTTCAGCAACAACATTCGCAGGCGTAGGCGCTCAAAACGCTATTATATTAGCGACTGGTAATAGATTAAACGTATCTATTGGTAATGCCACTGCAGGTATTAAGTTCCCAGCTGTAGTAACAGGCAATAGATTTAATGTTGCAACTGGTAGTGTTTCTGTGGTATCTTGGCAGAACTTGAGTCCGGGAGCAGGACAAACATGGATCCCTATAGATCCATTAAACCCGTAGGAGAATTATGGCATCGACGTATAGTAGTAACTTAAATTTAGAATTAATAACAACAGGTGAAAAAGCAGGTACCTGGGGTACCATCACAAATACAAATTTACAACAATTAGAACAAGCAGCATCTGGTTATATATCAGTTGATGTTGGTTCTGGTGATATTGCTCTTGCAATTAGTCAAGGTGCTGTATCAAATGGTAAAAATTTATTTTTAAAACTAACAGGCACACTTGCAGCTAATAGAACTGTTACAGTTCCAGATACTTTTGAAAGAGTTTACATTGTACAAGATGGTACAAGTAGGTCTAGTAGTAATTATACTTTAACTTTTAAAACTGTATCAGGAACAGGTATTACTTTACCACCAGCGTCAGTGTCTTTAGTTTATTCTGATGGCACAAATGTAAACAAAGGTTTAATCAAAAAAGGTTATTATACAGTTCCAGCAGCATATACAGCTGTTGATGGTGATCAATTATTAGTTAACACATCTGCAACAGGTATTAATGCAGCTGTTACAATTACACTTCCAGCAAGTCCGTCTGTAGGAGACGAAGTTACAATTATAGACAGTGGTAACTTTGCTGCATCAAACAATATAACTGTTGGTCGAAACGGATCTAACATAAACGGAGCTGCTAGTGATTTAACAATTAATACTAATAGCGCTGCTTTTACCGTAGTCTTTGCTAATACAGCAAGAGGTTGGGTCTATAAAACGACTAAGATATCATAGGAGCAACAATGGCTCTCAAGCAAGTTAAATTTTTACCAGGCATTGATAAACAGAATACAACTGTTGGAGCAACAGCACGTTGGGTTGATTCTAATAATGTTAGATTTAGATATGGCCTACCAGAAAAAGTTGGTGGTTGGTCGTCTTTATTATCTACAACTATTTCAGGAGTAGCTAGAAAACTTCATGCGTTCGTAGATTTAGATGGCAATAGGTACATTGCTATAGGAACAGATAAATCTTTATTGATTTATTTTGAAGGTCAATTGTATGATGTTACACCAATTAAAACTACATTAACATCAGCAACGATTGCTACAACTAGTGGTTCAGCTACATGTACAATTACAAAGTCAGCTCACGATTTGGCTGTAGGTGATATTGTACAATTAGATTCTGTAACTTTACCATCAGGCACAGGTTATAGTGACTCTGATTTTGAAGATAAAAACTTTCAAGTTATAACTGTTCCATCAACAAGCACATTTACAATTACACAATCTAGTAACGCTAGTGCAACTATATCTACCGGTGGATCGTTGAGCGTAAAAGTATTTGAAAGAGTTGGACCAGCAGAACAATCATATGGTTATGGTTGGGGTTTAGATTCTTGGAGCACAGGTGGATGGGGAAGCGCAGCTTCTGCATCTAGTATTACACTTGAACCTGGTCTTTGGTCATTAGATAATTTTGGTGAAGTATTAATTGCAACAATTGCAAACGGTAAAACATTTACTTGGAATGCTGGCGCTGCATCCCCTTTTGCTAATAGAGCTTCTACAACTACGACAAACTTTTCAACAAGTGCAAACCCTACATCAACAAGAGTAACTTTAATATCTCCAACAACAAGACACTTAATTCATCTTGGTACAGAAACAACAATAGGTACAAGTTCAACAAGAGATAATATGTTTATTAGATTCTCTGATGCAGAGGATATAAATTCTTACGGCACATCTGCAACGAACACAGCAGGCACACAAAGATTACAAGACGGCACAAAAATTATTGGTGCATTAAAAGCAAAAGAAACAATTCTAGTTTGGACTGATAATGCTTTGTATACCATGAAATTTGTAGGTGCACCTTTTACATTTGGTTTTGAACAAGTTGGTACAAACTGTGGTTTGATAGGTAAGAATGCTGCAGTTGAGATTGATGGTATAGCTTATTGGATGAGTCCAAACGGATTCTTTCTATTTGATGGTACTGTTAAAACATTAGCTTGTTCTGTAGAAGATCATGTTTATGAAAATATAAATGTAACAAAAGGTCAACAAGTTGCAGCAGGACTTAATAATTTATTTACAGAAGTTGTTTGGTACTATCCATCATCAAGTGCAGACTTCAATGATAAGTATGTAGTTTATAACTATGGTGAAAGCTCAAGAGAAAATACTGTTTGGTATACAGGCACAGAGACTAGAACAACGTGGATCGATGCTTCTGTATATCCAAAACCAACAGCAACTAAATTTGTATCAGGTAGTGCAGGTGCTTTTCCTGCGATTGTAGGTCAAACCGGTTTAGGACAAACAACTTTGTTTGAACATGAAGTTGGCACTGATCAATCAAATGCTGATGGTAGCACAACAACAGTGCCTTCTTTTATACAATCATTTGACTTTGATATAAAAACAGGTGAAACAGATGGAGAGTTTTTCTTATCTATGAAAAGATTTATACCTGATTTTAAAACACTACAAGGTAATGCAAAACTAACTATGTCGGTAAAAAGGTTTCCTGCACAATCAAGCAGTTCGACAGCACTAAGTCCTTTTACAGTAACATCTAGTAGTCTTAAATTTGACACTAGAGCTAGAGGACGATATGCAAATATTAAGATAGAAAATGATGCGTCTAGTGAGTCATGGCGTTTTGGAACAATTAACTTAGACATAAGACCGGACGGAAGAAGATAATGGCAATAACAAGATCACAAATGGCAAGACAATTATTATCTATAGGTGGAATGACTGATGATAATTTAAGATCTTTAGGAATAGGTATGTTAGGAGCACCATTAACAGATCTTGCTCCAGCAGGAATATTAGGAACAGGTTCTATGTTAGCAGGAAATATTAATCGTCCTACAAGTGGTTACGAAACAAAAGAGAAAAAAGAAGAAATAGATAAAGCTTACGAAAAATATGAAAAAGAAGGTCTTTTCGAAGATTTAGGTATTGATCCAAAAGATCTTAGATCTCAACAAATGAAAGAAATAGAAAATCAATTAGCTCTTGGTCCAATAAGTATAGGAACAGGAATTTATGGAACAGTTAAATCAGCTGGAGGAATAGGTGCGTTTTTAAAAAACATGGCAAAACAAAAAGCAGGAAAAGAGCTAACTAAAAAAACTGTACAAGGAATACTAGCAGCACAAGCAAAAGCAGAGGCAGAGGCCATAGCAAGAGAGAGGGCTGCATTGGATCAGTACTTTGGTGGTTCGGGAGATACTACAGGAGATAGATTTGATGGTGCTGATTCTTTTGAAAGTTATTCAGCAGAACCAACAGCATATTCAGGAAGTAGTTAATGGCAAAGATAAATATAAAATTACCAGAACCAAAACAAGATTATGATTTCTCTAACCAGAAACAAATTAATAGAGCTTTGACCACGATTACAGAACAACTAAACTCTACATTCTTAGATGAAGTAAA